ACGTTGGATTATCGCGATCCAGGTGCATGGAAATCTGCAAATCCTGGTTTTGGTGACATCGTTGCCGAAAACGACTTTGCAAGCGCTGTCCTCAGAACTCCGGAAGCGGAATTCAAAACAAAGCGACTTAATGTCTGGACTTCCACATCCGACACCTGGCTACCTCATGGCGCGTGGGACAGCTGTTACTCAGATGAACCACTCAACGATGACGACAAAGTTGTCCTCGGTTTCGATGGATCTTTCAACGGAGACTGCACAGTCATCGTTGCTGTCAAGGTTGATGAAACTCCCCACATCGTTCCACTTTATGTCTGGGAAAAACCGGAAGAAGCCGGAGCCGATTGGCAGGTTCCAGTCTTGGAAGTCGAAGAGGCAATTAGAAATGCTTGCAAGAAATACGACGTCGTCGAAATTGCTTGCGACCCCTATCGTTGGGCGCGGACATTCCAAGTCTTGGATGATGAAGGATTACCTGTCGTCACGTTTCCTCAAACAGCATCAAGAATGACACCAGCGACGACTCGCTTTTATGAAGCAGTTGTCAACCATCAAGTAACACATAACGGTGATCCGCAACTTGCTCGACACGTTGGAAATGCAACACTTCGAGTCGATCAACGTGGATCTCGATTGGCTAAAGAAAAGCGTGGATCAACTCGACGCATTGACTTGGCAGTTTCATCAGTAATGGCTTTGGAACGTGCTACCTGGTGGCATGGTCAAGGCGATTATTTACCAGCAGCATTTAATCTTGCAAACTTGGGAGAAAACACAAATGAAGTTCCGACTGTCTTTGAATTTGATCACTTCGATCGCTGAAATCGTTGGCGCAGCTTTAATCGTCACCGGAATTGCAGTAATCGCCGGACGTGGCGCTGGTCTAATTTCTGGGGGAATAGCAACATTGGCACTTTCATTTCTAGCATCGGCAGGTTCTGAATGAGTATTTTAAGACGTGGAATTGTTGGACGTTATCCGCAATTCAACAATTACGTCGCACCGCTTTCGCAGCTCTATGGTCAAACCAATATCACCTCAGCTGCTGGCGAGCGCATCGACGAATGGTCAGCGCTAGGAATCTCAGCAGTCCTCGGTTGCGTTTCTCTACTATCAGACACAGTCGCATCTCTACCGCTTCGCGCTTTCAAAGTAGTTAAAGGCAAGCGAGTATCTGTTGGACTTCCGGATGTTTTATTAAATCCAGATCCCGAATCAAATATGTTCGAATTGATTCACCAAACTATGTTTTCGCTTTCACTTCATGGAAATGCTTACATCCACAAAGATCAAGATAAGCGTGGAAATATCATCGGGCTAGTCCCACTCCACCCTTACCAAATGCAGGTTCTACCAACCGGCGATCAAATTGGCCGTAAGTATCTTCACCTTGGAAATGAAATTGCTTCAGAGGAATTGCTTCACCTTCGCTGGATAACTCCACCACAATCTTTGGTCGGCGTTTCACCTATGATCCAAAATCGTAACTTGATCGGTATCGCTATGGCGATGGATCGTCACATCGGTCAATTCTATGGCGAAGGCGCAACCCCATCATCGGTCGTTGAAACCGATCAAAAGTTAACTCGTGAACAAGCTGCTCAAGTTCGCGACACTTTTCTCAACACTCACAAGCGCCATCGCTTGCCAGCAGTTTTGTCCGACGGCCTAAAGTGGAAGCCAATTACAACTTCCGCAGCCGATATGGAAATGATCGAAACTCGTGAGCAGTTGATTCGCGACATCGCTCGTGTCTTTAGAATTCCATCTCACCTAATCCTTGCCTCTGGCGACAATCAGACTTATCAGAATGTTGAACAAGCATCGATCAATTTCTTAACTCACACCATCATGCCTTGGCTTCGTCGCTTGGAAGTTGGATTGTCTCAACTATTTCCAGAAGGCACCGATGTTGTTTTCGATACTTCACACCTATTGCGCTCCGATGCTCTATCTCGCGCAAAGGTAAACGCTCTGCATATTGCAATGGGCGCTCGCACTCCAAACGAAGTTCGCGTCATGGAAGGTTACGAGACCTACGAAGGTGGAGACGTATTCAACCAAGGTCTTGCCGGCAACGTTACCGCCGGTGGCGATCTTCCAAACCTTGGATCAGATGGAGACATCCAGCCACCGATCATGGGAGTGATTGAATAATGGCTGACACTTATCGCCCGCCAAAAGGTGTTCAAGATGAAGCGAAGATGGCTTTGGCTTGGATCGCAGATGGTAAGGCTGGTCAAGGTTTTACAAATACCGGACGCAAGCGAGCTTCCGATTTAGCAGCTGGTCACTCACTTTCAGCTGAAACAGTTCTCCGGATGTATAGCTTCCTTAAGCGTCATCAAGTGGATAGCAAAGCAACAGGTTTTAATGCGGGTGAAGAAGGCTTCCCTTCTCCAGGTCGCGTTGCTTGGAGCGCATGGGGCGGCGATCCAGGACTTAGCTGGTCGTCAAAAATACATGATCAACTCGCCGAGCGTTCGGCTTTCATGAAAGAAGATAACTCAATGAACGATGCCGATTCACCTAAAGTTTTTGGATCAAATGCTTATGGTGTAGCAAATAGCGTGATGGCTGTAGATGCTTCCATCGATGCAGCTCAGACTTTGCTCGAGCAAATCAAAGATGCAAATCCAATAGCTGCTCAAGCTTATTACCTACTCGTCGCAGCAGATAATGCTCTCGATCCAGTTATTGATGCTCTCAATCTCGACGATCCAGACGAAGATGAAACCGAAGAAGAAAACGCAGCTGTAAAGCCAGAGGATTACGCACCATCCGAAGATGCAGATGCAGCCACAAAGATGTTAGACGATGAAGATGATTCTGAAGATGCTTGGATCGCCCACAATGGCCGTTCAGCAACCGGATCAACCGATCTTCCAATCGCAGCTCGCGATAAAGCCTGGAGCGCAGCAGCAGCCGATAAGCGTGTTCAAAAATATGCCGGCGGTAAAGATGCAATGGATTGGGAAAAATACGGAAAAGCATTTTTTTATTGCGATGAATCTGACAAAGAAAAGTTGGGAAGCTACAAACTCCAATTTGCAGACGTCGTTGATGGAGAGCTTGTAGCAGTTCCACGCGCTATCTTTGCAGTCGCAGCAGTTCTAAATGGCGCTCGTGGTGGAGTTGATATTCCAGAAGCAGACAAAGAAGCCATCAAGGATAAGGTCACTGCCTATTACGAGAAAATGGCTGAGAAGTTTTCAGATGAAGAAATCAAGGCTCCATTCGAAGGTCGTGCAGCATCGGCTCGAATCGGAGAAGGCACTTATGTATCCTGGTCAACTTCCAATGGTCGCGCTCGTGGTCGCGTCGAGAAGGTAACTTCACGCGGAACCGCATCATCATCCGATGGATATGCGATGGAAGCCACCGACGATAACCCTGTTTTCCATGTTCGCATTTATCACGAGCAAGGAAATGGATGGGTCGCAACAGACACAGTCACAGTTCACCGTTCAAATTATTTAACAATCATCAAGCCACTTCCATCTCCACGAAAGGCTGATCTCCCAATGATCGAAGAACGCAAGACAATGATTCGCACCGCCGAAAAAATCACAATGGAAGCCGAATTGCGTGCAGTTGGTCAAATTGATGAAAATTTCAAAATTGCAGGATATGCCGCAACCTTTAATCAAGAAGCAACCGGACTCAACTTCCGCGAAATGATCGCACCTGGCGCTTTCAGCCGATCACTTTCAACAGATAATCCAGTTTTCTTGCTAGTAAACCATGACACAGATCAACTTCCCCTAGCTTCGACTCAATCCGGAACCCTTCGCCTAAGCGAAGACGATCATGGACTTCGAATGGAAGCTGATTTAGACATGAAGAATCCTCGCGCCGCTGAATTGGCTTCAGCAATCGAACGCGGAGATGTTAACAAGATGTCATTCGCGTTCTCAGTTGGTCCAGATGGGCAAACAAAAGAAGACGGACTCCGCACTTTGACCGATCTTGATCTTTATGAAGTTTCGGCAGTAACTTGGCCGGCTTATAACTCAACAACACTCGGCGCTCGCAGTGCCGAAGAAATCGAAGACCTTGAATTAGCAAAGCGCAAGCTTGCACTCAAGTTCAATCAGTATTCCTTGCGTCAAAAGCGTAAGGCGTAACCCTCGGCGCAACAGCCCCGACGGTCATTCTCACCCCCAACTCACTAGAAAGGGTCAAAATGACTCTATCAGCAAAGCTCAAGGAGCAACGCGACGCTCTAGTTGCAGAGGTTGAATCAACCATCGCAGCAGATGCAGTTGACGCGGATGCTCTAACATCAGCTGAAGCAAAGCAAGACGAAATCGCTTCACTTGATGAGCGTATTGCAAAGCAGGAAGCTGTTGAAGCTCGCACTGCTGCAATCGCAGAATCTCGCAAGGAAAGCAATGTCAAGGTTTTCGGTGGCGCAACAGTCACACGCGAACAAATGACATACGACAAGGGAAGCGACAACTCATTCGTTCGCGATATGATCGGCGCTCAACTTCGTAATGACCAAGCTTCATGGGAGCGCCTAAACCGCCACCAACAAGAAGTCGCAATCGAAACTCGTGACATCGGCCTAACAAACGGCACCGGTGGAGATTTCGTTCCACCAATCTGGTTGATCAACGAATACGCAGAGTTCGCTCGTGCTGCTCGTGTGACAGCGGATCTTGCCACAAAAATGGCACTGCCAATGGGAACCGATTCCATTAACATCCCTGCAATCACTCTAGGTTCTAAGACAGCGTTCCAGAACCCAGATAACACTGCAACCACAATTCGTGACATGGTTACATCAACAGTCACAGCTCCAGTTCGCACCATCTCAGGTTATGAGAACGTGTCTATTCAACTAGTTGAAATGTCTCCACTTTCAGGTGGCCTAGATCGTATGGTCTTCGGTGACTTGATGGCTGACTATGCCCTACAACTCAACACAGCAGTTGCAGGAAATGGCGACGGAACATCTGGAACACTTCGTGGTTTCATCAACCTTGGTGCAGATACCACAAACGGTATCCCAACAACATGGACTGAAACAACACCTTCAGCAGTTGGTGGCCTAAAGGCTTTCGCTGCCGGTATCAGCCAAGTAGTTCGTAACCGTTACAAGGATGTTGAAGCGATCGTAATGTCTCCTTCAACCTGGTATTGGTTATCATCACAAACTGACACAGCTTCACGTCCACTAATCGTTCCAAAGGCTGCTGGCCCATTCAACGCTTCAGGTGTTGTTGACAACCCAGGTGCTTCAAAGGGACTAGTTGGCGCAATTCATGGCGTGCCAGTTTACGTTGATGCAACAATTCCACTTAACTACGGTTCATCAACCAACCAATCTCCAATTCTTATCGGTAAGTTCTCAGATTCTTACCTATTCGAATCAGGCGTTAAGACTCGTGTCCTTCCAGACGTTTTGTCAGCTAACTTGACAGTTCGTTTCCAGGTTTACGGATACGCAGCACTTGCACACCGCTTCGCTAAGGCTGTAACCACAGTCAGCGGAACCGGTGCAGTTGCACCTTCAGGCTACTAATAGTTAGAGTCTGATCGTTGGCCAGCCTTGGCCGGAAGCCCAATGGGACAAACACCAAGGCTGGTTTCAACATCAAATCAATGGGGGAATTATGGAAAAGTCATTATTTTTAGAAGGCTTAAAATCAGCCCGAGAAATAATTCAAAATAAAGGAATTCAATATCTCGATTCTATAATTGAAGAATTGGACTTTGAAAAAAAAGAAAATACAGCCATCAAGATAAAGGCTGAAACCCGATGAAACTAAAAGAAAAAGTCTGCATCGGAACTATTAACGATGGAAGAATAAACGCGCAACTTGCCATCGATTTAATCCACATCGCACGTCAACGATTTGATCGCTTTGACGCTTACATTCAAGTTTCAAATTCTGGCTTAATCACCAGATCTCGAAATCTACTTGTCAAAAACTTCCTCGAGCAGACAGATGCTCCCTGGTTATTGATGATGGATTCAGATGAAAGAATCACCCTTCCTAACTTTGACAAGCTGATAAATGCCGCCGATGCCGAAAAGCGTCCAGTGGTCTCAGCTTTAGTCTTTGCAGCATTTTTTGATGATGAAGAAATGCTCAGACCAGTCCCAACGATTTACAATGAAATTGAAGGTCGCGGTTTAGTAACGATCGATGATTATCCAATCGATGAGATCCTCAAAGTTGATGCAACCGGCACTGGTTGCCTATTGATTCACCGCAAAGTTTTATTGGAAATTCAAGAAAAGACCACAGAGAATCAAGGCAAGGATTGGGCTTGGTTTATGGATGGCCCGATTGCGGGTCGTTGGTTCGGCGAAGATTTGTTATTCTCTAAGCGATTGGCTTCGTTGAATATCCCACTGCACTGTCATACTGGTGCAATCCTCGCCCACAAAAAAGACTTTTGGCTAGATGAAAGACACCACACACCATTTCGCGATCACGCGATCAAGAATAAAGCAACAGAGTAGGCGTTACCCCCTGGCGACTGCTCTGTTGCCTCTACAACTAAGGAGTCAATGTGACAACTTCCTATCCTAACGGAATCGATTCATTTATCGACCCACAGGCAACGGATACCCTTGACTCGTCAACAGTTCCACACGCATCACAACACGCAAATGCAAATGATTCGATCGCAGCTATTGAAACCGAGCTTGGAACAAATCCAAAGGGAAGCAAAGCCAGCGTTCGTGCTCGTCTTGATGCAGTAGATACCACCATCGCAACGATTTCACTTACACCTGGTCCAACTGGTCCAACTGGTGCCACAGGTCCCGTCGGAGCCACAGGTTCAACTGGTCCTACAGGTCCAGCCGGAGCTACCGGACAAACTGGTCTTACAGGTTCAACTGGTCCAGTCGGAGCCACAGGTTCAACTGGTCCTACAGGTCCAACCGGAGCGACCGGAGCGACCGGATCAACCGGAGCCACTGGCGTTGGTTATGCGTCTTCAACATCAACAACATCTTTCACAGTCGGAACCGGATCCAAAACTTTTAGCGTTTCAAACACTGGCGCTTTTGCTAGTGGAAACCGCGTTCGAGTTATCGACACAGCTCTATCTTCAACTTGGATGGAAGGCGTAATCACTTCGATTACAGCTAACACTTCCATCACAGTTAACGTTGATACCACTTCCGGATCTGGAACGATTGCAACATGGCAATTCGCTCTTGCCGGATTGGTTGGTTCAACCGGAGCCACAGGTCTAACCGGAGCCACAGGTTCAACCGGACCAACTGGAGCCACCGGAGTCGGCGCAACTGGAGCCACAGGTCCTATCGGACAAACTGGTCCAACTGGTGCCACTGGTGCAAGCGGATCTGCTGGAGCAGTCGGAGCCACAGGTGCGACCGGAGCGACTGGTGCGACCGGAGCCACTGGTCCAACTGGTGCGACCGGAGCGACTGGTCCATTAGCTTCAAACAACGCACACGCATCGGCTCGACTTGCAACCACTGCAAATCTTTCCGCTACATATACCGCTGGATCAGCAGATGCTGGTGGTGGATATGGAATTGGTGCAACACTTACAGCTTCCGCAAATGGAATTTTAACTATCGATGGCGTTAACGCTG